GTCATTTGTTAATGAGAACAATCTATGTCTTAAGGAGAAAATTGACGATCCTGTATTTAATATAAGATCCAGTGTTGGTCCACAAGGACCAGCAATGAGCTCTATTATCCCTGAGGCGAAAAGTTTACCTGATGATCTTTATCAGATCATCACTAAATTCCTCCCTCAGGATATGATAGATATCTTAGATAAAATACGAGATGACTCTATAGAAAATCCTCCAGATCTTAGAACTTGTTGTAATCAATCTAATATAATTAGAAAGATTACAGTAGTTGAAGATAAGGAGAACAAAAATAGGGTCATAGCGATATTTGATTATTGATCACAGCTTGTCTTAAAACCCTTACATAAGGCATTAATGCTTAAAGTAAAAGGTTTCAGTCAAGATGCGACTTATGATCAGTCAGGAGCAGTAAAGCGCTTGTGTAAACAAGGTCCTTACTACTCTCTTGACCTTGAAGCAGCAACTGATAGATTTCCTGTTAAATTATTAACAAGACTTCTAGCAGTTATGCTCGGGGATCAAGATAAAGCAAATGATTACATTAAGATCCTCACAGGTTACCCTTTCTTCACAGTTAATGGTAACATTAACTATGCAGTAGGTCAACCTATGGGGGCTTATTCGTCATGAGCTTTACTGGCACTAGGTCACCACTTAATAGTATATACAGCTCTTAAGAGATCCTATACAGAGTATAGGACCTTAAAGGATTTGTATATATTATTAGGTGATGATCTAGTAATATCAGGTAGTCGTCTATCATCCTCCTATAAAGAGATCATCAATGACCTTGGCATGAAAATCTCAAAGACAAAGACAATTGAATCAGAAGATTCCTTTGAATTTGCTAAAAGATTTTATGTCAAGGGAGTTGATTACTCTCCTCTTCCCATTGGACAGTTAAAACATGCAATGTCTCAATATTGAGATATTGTGGGTTTTATCCACCAATGTGAAGATAGAGGATGAAATTTCTCAGCACATAAGATCAGAGTAATCTTATGCAATGCTCTTTTCAGAGGTCAACCACGTAGGAAAATTATATACAAGACAAATCTTGTACATAAGTTTTACTATATGATAAACCCATGGAAAGACCATTGAGAGACTGACTTTCATTGAAAGCTTGATAAGTTTATTCCTAGCAATAACTGAAACCTCGGATGTTCAACCTCCGAGGAGTTCAAGAGACAATATATTCTCTCACATTTCTTACATGTTACTATGGAATTCATCCATAATAACATTGTAAGACAAGTGAGATCATTTAATGTCTATTGCCAGAAACAATATTATCAAGACTTCAAACTAGAGAATGACACAACTCATCCGATTGTCAAGATTTTGCACACATGTGCATCATCCCTAAATCAAATTGAGTATAGTGCGTCATCAAACGCCGTTGAGGAAACTAAAGCATATGTTAAGATGAGGGTAAAACTTTCAGATTTTACTCTCCTTCCTAACGATATAACGAAAGTTCTCAACGAGTCTAATCACTCTAAAAGTCAGCGTGCTAGAGCATATTTGTCTAATAATCTGGAATCATTGATTCTAGAATTAGATAGACAAAGAGATATTGCTTTGTGCGATGAAT